CCACAAGAAGCTTGAGCGGCTTCTGTCTTGGCAGGTTACGAATAAGTGCAGGGGGTATACTGAGGATGGCAAATTAGTTTATACCAAGAATGGAGGTCGCATGTCTGGCGATATGAACACCTCTCTTGGGAATTGCATCCTTATGTGCGCAATGATAAAGCAGTATTCGCTCGTCAGGGGCGTCGAGACACTTTTGGCTAACAATGGAGATGACTGTGTCGTTTTAATGGAAGCTGAAGATTTCGAACGTTTCTCTTTCGAACTTGATGAATGGTTTCGTGCTCTCGGTTTTAACATGACCGTTGAGCCACCATGCACCACGTTTGAGGAGATTGAGTTTTGCCAGACTCACCCCATCTATGTTGGCCCCGAGCATAACTCTTATATCATGTGTCGTCATCCTAAGCGAGCAATCGCTAAGGACACCATGTCGACCCACGGTTTTCAGAGTGACAAGCAGTATCGGGGCTGGCTGGATGCTGTAGGCACTGGAGGCATCGCCATGACTGGACAGATACCAATCTTTCAGGACTTCTACACTTCTTACCAGAGGTATGGTTGTCCGGCAAAGGTGATTGGCAATTCATCTGTTCACGCCCAGTCGTGGGGTGTGCGCGCTTTGGGGCGGGGGATGGTTCGGTCGTACGGACCTATCCTACCTGAAACGCGTGCTAGTTTTTACTGGGCCTTCGGAGTTTTACCCGATGAACAAATTGCAATGGAGGAGTTCTACAGGTCGGTGAGATTGGATTCAACTTGGCGTGAGGAAGTTGAGTTCCAACCCCTCTTGCCACTGTAGGGATTAGCGGCCTAACCGCATTGGGTTGTGTGATTAAAAGGCCCAAAACGTTTCCTTAGGGTGTAAATACTTACGTGCTATCCAGAATGCCGAACGACTGCACGGCGCCATCCCCTCGGTTTCACACAATGAACAGTCTCCGCTTCGAAGTCGGGTACCCAATACTACTTCTAGTCAGCCCTCTCGGTTGACTTTGCTCCAGAAAAATTTCCACAATGCCTGTCAGGAAGCAGTTAACTTTTCCCGGCGCAAATCGCGCCCTTG